GCAGTCCGGTTCGCTAGGGACGCGTTCGAGGTTGCGCTCGAGCGGGCACAAGCCGCCTAGTCGGGATGGTCGGCCACGCAGTGTCGTGGCCGCGCCACCTCACCTAGAGGACATAGCGCAGTAGAAACGCGGCCAGCCGCTGAATAAAGCTTGCGCACGATGGTTGAGAACTACATAGAGATTTAAGGCCATAGGTGGCAGGCACCGCACGCACGGCGCCGCCTCGCGTAGTCGATACAGTCTGCCCGCCTATGAGTCACCTAGACCGCCCTACTAGTTGCTGATAACGCTAGAGGTTTGCTGTGATCCGATTTGGTCTAGGTGGCCCATAGGCGACCCGCAAGGTGCGGGGCCTAGAAAGGAAACGCTATGGGGGCTCATGATTCCCCTACCCACTACACGTGGATAGGTGAAGCGCTGGCTACCAACGGGGCGCCGTTGTTCACTGCCAACCTGCAGTCCTGGGACCTACTGGACGCCATCTTCCCTGACAATCCGCATCTCTGGAACGCGGGGAAGTACCTCACTCGGTTCGGCCGCAAGGGAGATGCGAGCAAGCGCGTAGAGGACCTACGCAAGGCCATTGCCTACCTCGAGCGGGCCATCAAGGCAGAGGAGAATCGTGCCAGCTGACGCACCACTCGAGCACCGACTCATCACGCACGCCGACATGCGGCGCATGCCCGACGGAGCCACCGTCTACAACGACCTACACGAGCCATGGGTCAAGCACGGCCCCTGGTGGCACCTCGAGGACGGCGACACTCGCCTACTCGGCACAGAGCTCAAGCGCCTATCAGCATGGCTGTACGTGCCCGAGCCATTCAGCCCTGCCCGATACATCCGGCAGCACTAACCCCACACGCGGAAGGAACACTCACCATGAACACGCACGTTGACGTCACGGACGTCGCAAACCAGCTGGCCCGAATGTGGCCGCATGCACGCATGCATGTCTCGCCCACGCCCATGGGGCACGTAGTGGTGCTCGGGGCTACCGCGGCGGAGCTCACTCCGGACTGGTGGACAGTCCGCAAGCTAGACCAGCCGGATCGGCTCTGGGGGTACGTCGAATGCGACGAGGTCGTCATCGCAGACACGCTCGCCGAAGCGAACGCCCACAACTTCCATGACTCATTTAAGGGGCGCATAACGGCGTTCGACCGGCGCCTCAAGGTGCGGCGCATCGGTGACACGTACAGCATCACCACGGCGGAGTCGGAGACCATCACCATCGTTCCGATCGGGGGCAGGATCGCGGTGACTGCCGGGGGTGTCACTCACAAGGTTGCGACTTTGGGGCACGCGATCATGGCTGTTGGGTCGCTGGTGGCGTCCACGAAGTAGCTTCCCGGAATAGGGGGTTCCCAAGAGAATAGGGGCCTCCCAGCAGGATAGGGGCCTCCCAAGAGAATAGGGGCCTCCCAAGAAAGGAGTACAGATGGCAGAACAGATGACAGTTCACCAGGCGCTAAGCAAGGTGATGGCGGAAGTTCAGGCAGTCAGGAAGGACAGCAAGAATCAGGCGCAGCGATTCAACTTCCGTGGTATTGATGCGGTAATTAACGCTGTTGGGCCCGCACTCCGCAAGCACGGAGTAACCATCCTCCCAGAGGACGTAGAGGTCCACCGCAGCAACGGGACCACAGCAAGCGGCAAGCAGACCGCAGAGGTGGTCATCAAGGTCACCTACCGGGTCTACGGGCCAGCGGGAGACAGCATCCACGGGAAGGTCGCCGCCGAGGCCATGGACTTCGGCGACAAGGCCATCCCAAAGGCAATGAGCGTCGCCTACAGGACGTTCCTCCTCCAGGCGCTCACCATCCCCACAGATGAGCCCGACCCCGACAGCGAGTCCTACGAGAGGGGGGTTCCCAACGGAACAGGGGCCTACCAGGAGAACAGGGGCTCCCAGCGGAATACCCCCCTCTCAGCGGAACAGGGGGTTCCCAAGAGAACAGCGGCTGAGCAGTGCGGAACCATCCTTGACGGATTCTGCGCCACTCACCACCTGGACGGCGACAAGGTTCGCGAGGAGTACTTCGCAGCAGGCGGCAAGGCCAACCCAGACATGCTCAGGGCGTGGCTGGCACAGAACTACGGGGCAGGAAAGGTCCAGTGAGCAAAGAGAACGCACTCCGCAGGGCGGCCATCGCGGCGCACATTGCCAAGGTGGCCTCCCAGGAGAAGAAGAAGGCCCTCAAGGAACTTGAGGAGTACATGCCCCCGGGCGACACATCCAAGCCAACGATCGACGGCCTCCAGGTGGGGACGGTGAGCGTCAGCGCACCACAGCCCCGCTACCAGGTGGTAGACGAGAAGGCCCTCGTGGCCTGGCTCGAGTGGAACAAGCCTGACGCCGTACACAAGGTACCCGCCCCATGGTTTGTGGCCGCCGCATCCCTGGATGGGTTCATCAAGCAGACCGGGGAGGTCCCCGACGGGGTAGAGGTTGTTCATGGTGACCCGCGCATCTCGGTGCGCTTCTCAACTGCGCAGGAGGAGGCTATCCGCGACCTCATCTCCACAGGCGACATCAGCCTCCTCGAAATCGAGGGCGGGGATGCGTAGAAAGGGGGCTCCCAGGAAAACAGGGCCCTCCCAGGAAACAAGGGAGCTCGTGTACGAGAGGGACGGTTACCGGTGTGCCCGCTGTGGTCGGCACGCCGGTAACGGCCCCATGAGCATCCAGCACAGGAGGGCTCGCGGCATGGGGGGCAGTAAGGCCCCCAACACGAACAGCCCCAGCAACCTTATCCTCCTCTGCGGGGATGGGGTGCGGGGCTGTCACGGGCACATCGAGCAGAACAGGGATGAGGCGCGGCGCACGGGGTTTAACGTGCCCCAGTTCGTGACCAACCCTGAGAGCATTCCGGTCATCTACTGGGATGGAAGAACCTACCTACTGAAAGATGACGGAGGCCGAGAATGTCTCCACGAGAGGAACAAATGACTGCATTCTCTAATCTCGCAAAGAAGATCACAACGGCATGCAATCGCAAGAACGAGCGACGCCTGCACATCATTGGGCGCTGGCACACAATGCTGGGCTGGCTTCAAGTTGCGATCCTTGAAAACGCCGACGGCGCGGATGAAAGCGAGACCGAACGTGAGGCGCACTACTGCCTCACTAATATAGCTGCTGGGGCGACGGCTATGCTCCAGCAGCTCAGAGTTGGCGATCCCGCTGCTGCTTTCGCCGCCGAGTATGAGCGTGCTGTCGCGAAGCACCCCGGTATGACGCTCGACAGCGACAAGCACACGGACGAGTCGCGCTTCTACGCATTGGCCGAGGAGGTCGGGGAGGTTTGCGCCGCTCTCACCTACGACAACAAGGCTGACACCGGTCACAACTTGGACCTCATCTCTGAGGTCACCCAGGTCGGCGGCCTCGCCATCGCCTGGCTACTGCGATTCAAGGAGGCGAAATGACCGCCGACGATAAGGACGTCCAGGACCGCCTAGAGCGGATTCGGACCCGAGTGGACAACTGGGAGCGGGGCAAGGGGTATCGACCTAGCGAATTGCCCCAGGATACGCCCGTGCATGACGTCATATTTCTCTTAAAGCACATCGGCGATCTAGGGGTCGAGGCCCGAGATAAGGGTGTGGGGGAGGATCGACATAATGCCCCCCTCGAAGAGTGTGAGAGCTCCCGCTCGCGCGAATATACCGGCAACGGCAGCGAACTGCCGCCCGGCACCATTGTAATCGACTGCCAGGGCGACTCCTGGCAACGCGGCACCACTCACTGGGTATGTGCCTATGGGCTGCAGGAGGCGCACCTCGCTAAGATATGGGGTCCGTACACCATTGCCTACACCCCCAAGGAGAAGTCATGACCGCTATACTCACGGTTACGCTACTGATCGCGTTCGCGGCGCTCGTGTACGCAGTCTATAAGGGTGGCCAGTGCGAGGTGCTCGCCATGGAGAATGCGCGACTCCTTACTTCGGCTCAGAGGTGGAGGACGGCTTACGAGAACGTGAGAGATGAGAACCGAGCTGTCACCCATCTAGGCGGTATTCGTGGCGAGGACTCGTAAGAGCGCCAAGGCTGCAGGGGCGCGGTTTGAGAGAGTGGTTGCCGACTACCTTGCCGAGGAGTTGGCTGACGACAGGATTGACCGCGCCCCTAAGGCTGGGGCCAAGGATAAGGGCGACATCGCCAACGTCCGTATGGGCGACCACAAGATCGTCATCGAATGCAAGGATGTGGCACGCATGGACCTGCCGAAGTGGACGCGCGAAGCCCGGGTTGAAGCTGAGAACGCGGGCGCCCTCGTCGGCATCGTTGTCCACAAGCGGCACGGGGTTGCCAAGCCTGGCCAGCAATGGGCTACAATGACACTCGGAGACCTCACCAGACTCCTGAAAGGAAACCAATGAAAACCATCCCCGGCTACCTCAGTAAGAATGAGGCGGCCCACATGCTCGGCATCACCCGCCGAACACTCGACCGACACATCCAGAAGAGCAAGACACCCACCTTCCGATTCGTCGGAGACCCCACCATCTACGTCCAAGAACACGACATCAAGAAGCTCTTCTCCCCCATCCGAAAGGCAAACTAACCATGGCATGCGACATCACCGTCGAAGGCAACCTCGGCCAGGACCCTGAGGTCAAGTACACGCAGTCCGGACAGCAGATCACCGAGCTCCGAATCGCCGCTACCGCATCCCGCAAGACTCAGGACGGCAGCTGGGAGGACGACGGAGACCCCCTGTGGGTCACCGCCTCCTTCTGGGGTGAGCAGCACGGCCACCTCGCCGACACCCTCAAGAAGGGCGACAAGGTAACCGTGACCGGCCTCCTCATCCAGCGCGGATGGGACGGCAACGACGGCCAGCGGCGCACCAGCCTGGAAGTGAAGTTCCCCCGCTTCCGTGGCGTCATCCCCCGCAAGGGCGGTCAGCAGCAGGCATCCTTCAACGCCCCCAAGGGCGGCCAGCAGGGCGACCCCTGGGCACAGGCTGGCGCACCATTCTGACGTGCACCTCAAACGCAAGACGACACACCCCCACTCCAGGGGACATGTCATCTGCGACGCTTGCTTCACCACAATCAGGCAAGGGCTCATGTACCGGAGGGACACCTGGAAGGATGGAACCTACCACTGGTCCCTCCGGTACTGCCCGGACTGCTGGCTCATCCTAGACGAGGTAGAAGCCACAACACACCCAACATACGGCGGCCCAGGCGCCGAACACTACGAGCAATGGGCGGCCACAAACACGGAAATCAGCAAGGCTCAGGCATGGATGATGCGCGCATGGCCCAGCTAGAAAGGTACACATGGTAGACATCAAGCCCCACGGCACCCAGTGGATCGCCCGCATCGAATGCACCCAGTGCGGCATCACCCGCATCGAGCAGGCGCACCCGCGCACCAAGCCCTGGGTGGCGGTCGAGTCCACCATCAAAACCACGGCCCGCACCCTCGGCTGGAAAGTCGGAGCGGAGACCGCCATCTGCGGAGCATGCAGGAGGAAGAAGTGACCAAGAAGTGGCGATACATTGACGCGCGCTGCACCTGGAAACCCCTCGCCCGCTACCTCGCATGGAAGTGGAGGCGGCAAGGTTACAAGACAGCATACGTCTCAGTTAGTCCTTGCAAGGCGCTCGTTGGGGCGCTAGACTATGACCATTCCGGTGAGTGACTCCGCTGGATGTGGGATAGGTGAACGGCCCGGGGATTGACCAAGATGTCTCCCCGGGCCGTTGCCATACTCTGGAAAGAAAGACGAGACACCAATGACCCCCCTTGATGAAGCCATCATCGAGAATGACCTCCTCCCCGAGGACCAGCGTGCCACTAACGTGGAGCTCGCCGCACGATTCAACACATCAGAGTCGTCCGTCCGCCGACACCGCGCCAAGCTCAAGCGCCGGGGCGCCCCTGACATGGGGCACGACGCATTCTTCAACGACGTGCCCGTGGACGCCATCTTGCAGCGCGGGAAGACGATCCGCCTCCCTGACGGGAGCTACGAGAAGATCACCTGGAAGCCCGGCTATGCTGAGATGGCTGAGGTTAAGCGCCTCTCCTATGAGGACCTGGAGCCGGTCTTTCGGGAGCCGCTACTGCCGAAACCCGCCCGGCTCTTCGACAAGGGGGAGACAGTAATTGCCTGCATGGCGGATTTTCAGGTGGGCAAAACCGGGCAGGGTGGGGGCACCGAGGACACGGTGCGCCTCGTGCGCAGGGCAATCAGCGACATCGCCCACGATATCAACCACGTCGGCGGGTACGAGCGCATCATCCTCGCCGACGTCGGAGACTCCACGGAGGGTTTCTGGAACGTCGCCAGCCAGGCGCAGACCAACGACCTCAGCCTGACTGACCAGATCAGGACCGTGCAGCGCCTCTACGCCGAAGCCCTACAGGTGCTCGCCCCTCTATGTTCGTCCCTGTACTACGTCGCCGTGCCGTCCAACCACTGCGCCGTCCGCACCGGGCCCGGCAAGAACAGTCGCGCCAACGCCCCTGATGACGACTTCGGGATCATGATCTCGAAGAACATCGAGGACATCGTCGCCGGACGCCCAGGCTACGAGCACGTCACCTTCCTCCGTCCTGAGAAGTGGGAGGAGGCCGTAACCGTGGAAGCCGCCGACGGCACCCGCATTGGCTTCACGCACGGCCACCTGGCGGGCTCGCAGTCGAAGGTGCCGGGATGGTTCAGAGACCTCGCGTTCGGGCGCCGTAGCGGCCTCTACGACGCCAGAATCCTGGTCCACGGCCACTGGCACAACTTCGCCGTCAGCCAGGCCGGGGACGCCCGCTGGATCATCTCCTGCCCCTCCGCAGACCGCGGCTCCGACTGGTGGACGAACATCTCCGGGGACTCCACCCGGCCGGCCATCCTCACTTTCGAGGCTAAGGGCGGAAACGCCTCATCCTGGGAGCTCTACTCCTAACCACAGAAAGGAATACACCATGCCCAACTCATTCTACGGAGACCCGCAAGACTCTCCCAACTCCGAAGCGCAAGACACTATCGGCCTCCTCATAGGCCGGTACATCACCAACATCGAGACCGGAACGTTTGTAACGAAGAGCTGGATGGGGGACTGCGAGAAGCCCCAGGCACTCATCACCCTCGACGATGGCACGCAGCTCCTGGCTGTAGGCTCCGCAGGCGGCTGCGTGTGCGGCCAGGGGGACTTCTATTTCACTAAGGCGTTCTACCAAGGATCGCCCTCGGCCCGCATCATGAACGTCAAGGTAGAGATGGAAGGAGAGCCTGGGTATGACGGCGACATCTCCGCCACAGGCTTCAAGGTGTTCGCGATCGTTGACGACGAGAAGCTCCCCCTCCTTGAGTTTGAGGGCTACGAGGGTGAAGGCTACTACGGTCGCGGATTCTGGCTCTACACCTACCCGCTGGAGAAGTAGCGGCCCCACAAGACCCACGCTTGTAACAGACCTGAAACAAGGGGTACCTCGGGAAGGAGGCGATCATGCGCTGGTATTGGGATGCCACCGTCGGCAAGGCACTGAGCGGCTGGAACTGGAAGCTGCATCACCTCTGGTGAGATAGAACAAGGCCCCCGCTTGTAATCGACGTGATACAAGCGGGGGCCTTGTTCTACCCTCAGGCGATCTTACGGATCACCAAGTCATGCACATACAGGACCGGGATCGGCGCCTCTAGCCATACGCCCCACATATCACCGATCTTCCCATCCACCTTCTTGGGCTCAATGTCGAGCTCCAACACCTGATGCTCGCCCTTGCGAACCTCCAGGGTGGCGACCTTCGCCCCAGAGTCAGCCTGGGCCGGATGCCCCTCCTCCTGGAAGCGGCGCACCGTATACAGGTTCGCCTGCCCAGTCTCCGCACCGAAGTTCCCGCCCGGGAACGAGTAGCGGAGAGTCATGTGCCACTTCCCGGCCGAGGGGCGCAGCTGCTCGAGGCCCGTGGAGAGAATCTGGTGCTGGAAGTCCAGTCGCACCCCGTCCCCGGTCTCGGCGGCGTTGATCTTCGGCCACTCACTGATCGGCGGGAACAGGTCATCCGCATGGGAGATAGCCCGCTCCGTGCGCACAATGACCGTGCCGAGCGGTGTGTCCGCCGGGACCGCCTGCCCCTTGTCGAGGCGCAGCACGCGAGGGAACACGGCCAGGTTCTTGGCGAGGGCCTGAGTCAGCTCCTCAGCGTGCTCAGCGATCCGCTTCGTGGCCTCACCATCGGCCTTCGTCTGCTCCGCCGCCGATCGAGTGGCGCGGATGCTGTCACCCATTGCAGCCACCTGAGCCTTAGTGGCATAAGCGCCGTCGGCGACCTCCTTAGTGAGGGCCTTACCTGCAATCACCTTGGCCTCTACAGCATCCGCTGCGGCTTTACCGGCTATCGTGCGAACCTGCTCAACCTTCACGTCGACAGCATCAACGTCAGCCTTCGTTGCCTTCCCGGCCACCTCCTCCTTCGTTGCCAGCTTGGAGGTGTCAACCTGGGGTGCCCCGTCGTTGACCTTCACCCCCGACGCGCCAATGTTGATGGTCACCTGCGACGGCAGGCACTGCCCCTGCTTCTCCTCTGACATGCGTCTCCTTACGCCTGGAACTCGATACTTGCTGGCACCTCGCGGGCACCATCCCACACGGTGATCGTGGCCGCAGACTCACTAGCCCCATCCCACACGGTCACCGGCTGCGCCTTGACGGGCGTCTCGTAGATCTTCAAGGACGAGATCGCAGCCTCCCCCGATCCGGCCGGGACGGCGATTGATGGAAGCCACCTGGGAGCCGTACTCGCGGGCAGCTCAACCTCCGCCACCACCTTAGTCTGCCCCTGCGGGAGCGTGACGGTAGCGATGTCGAACGGCCCATTGATCTTCACCTTGCTGTCGTTGAACCAGTTCACGCGCAGGTCCAGCCGGGACTCGGAGGTGTCCCGGTAGTCGATCTCGAAGGTGAACTTCCGGGACCCCGCAGGCATTGCCGCACTGTCGTAGGGGGTGGTGGACGCCCCGGCAGGGAGAGTAGCACCATCACCCTGCCGGACGCCCTTACTGCGCCACCACGCCCCCAGAACCGGGAAGATACTGTCTGCCACTATGCGTCCTTCCTGACGATGATCGTGCCCGCCGGAGTGCCCGACGGGACCTGCTCATGCTTACCGAGCGAGAGCACCTTGGGTCGCGAGCGCAACTCCTCCACCTCAAGCTTCAGCGGCAGGTAGCCCTTAAGCCACGGCACCACGAGCTCGAGGACGTGCTGCGACGGCGGGTTCGCGTAGGGGTTACCGACCGGCGCCCACTGACCGCCCCGCTGCGGGTCCTCGCGCAGCTGCCCGTCCGTGATGTACAGGTGGGCGATGCCGAGATTGTCGGCCTTGTCGAACACACTCTTGTAGTTCTCGCTGGTGACTCCGTGGACGACGGCCCACCAGCGGGTCGAGGGGG